TCGTCGAGAGCGTGCCGGAAAGCTGGCCGACCCCTGAAAGCTGGCTGGAAAGCGCGGTCGTAGCTGAAAGTGTGGCAGCACACGTCCCTACCCCGTCGAACTCACCAGAAAGCGCCGTATTGGCGGAAAGCGTTCCCGCAAGCGTGCCCACGCCGTCCATTGTTCCGGCAAGCGCCACCGGAGACGGGGAAAACCCAGGCGTTACCGCCTGGCAAGACACGACGCCCAATGTCGCCGCGCTGCCCACCTCTCTAATCGACATGGTGCCTGTAGCACTGGTGCCGGCGACGGTGATATTGAACCACAGCCACATGACCAGCTTGTCTCCCACCGCAAAGTCCATCAGGGAGAAGGAGGGCGTGGTGATCAGGATATTGGCTGAGGTCGTCGTCAGCGTTACCGACGAACCAGTGGTCGCGCCGATGGACGTATAGACCCCGGCTGACGAGCGCTTGAAGAATTGCATCGTTGCCGTGATTGTGCCGCCATTGGACGCCAGCGCATTGAATGTCATCGTCCAGGTGCCCGATGCGAGACGCTGCGCTTCGAGCGTGGTGGCATCAAGCATCCAGCCCGCAAAATTCGCATCTGTCGGCGCGGGGATGCTGGCGACACCCGCCGCGCCAGCCGTCGATCCCAGCGCAAATATTTGCACAAATTGCGCCGTGGTGCCGACTTTGGTGGAAGTGCTGCCAACCGTCCCGCCGGATGCCGTGAAGAGTTGCCCCGCGCCTGTGAGCGTCGTGGCAGGTTTAGCCGAGCCAAAGATCGTCAGCGCCGTTACCATCGCTTGCTATCCTCACGCGCGTCGTATCACGCTTTGTGTCAGATTAGTCAACTAGTCATCAGTAACCTTAAGCGTGTTCGCGGCAAAGGACGCCACAACTCCCACGCCGATCGCCTGGCTGGAAATTGAGGCCCAGTACAGCAGGTTGCCAGCGGTCACCGCGTCATACAAGGCGATGCCCACAATCGTGCCCCATGAAGCGGTGGGCGTGGGGAACGTGATCACCGCCGCATTGCTCATTTGCTCCGGTGTGGTCCCACTTCCGCCGCTCACCGGAGCAATGCTTGACCAGCCGGTACTGCCAGTAATCGCCTGGCGCGCGTACGCGCCGCCTGACACCTCCACCAACGCCGTACCCGTATCGTCGGTCGGGTTGGTGGTGAGTAACGCGACGTAGGTGGTCGCAGGGAAGGTGAACGCCGTGCCCTTCCACATATTGAGCCATTTATCTTCAAGATACACACTCTTGCCTGCCATTGGTTTGCTCCCTTCTGTCTCCCGACAGTAGTTTCACTCTCAAAAGATTAGCGCTGAACTGCCTGTAATGGCGCGCTGAACTGCCCCTGTAATTGTGGTGGTGGCACCGGTACGGGCGCGGTCTCAAGCGATGACACGGACGGCGCTCCCTGGTACACCGGCGGTGCTTGTGGTTGTACTGGCATGGGCTGCGCTTGTACCGGCACGGGCGGACTTGCGGCGGCCTGCACAACCTGGGGCAACACATTCAGGGCTTGCTGTGTGATCGCGCCGATCTGCGCCTGTTGTGCCTGAGATGGGGCCTTGAGGGCAGCGTTGCCGCCGTAGATAGTAGCTGCCAGCCCAAACATCAGCATGGCCTCCGCGAAGGATACCTTCCCAAGCACGAGCAGCAGCACGCCGCCCGCGATAAGGCACACCGAGATCAGGATGACGCCGACCTCGGTAAACGGATTATTGCTTTGCATGGTACAATTCTCCTTATAAAATCAGCAGCGAAAGGACAAACGATCATGTCAAATGAACGCGATACGCATTTTCAAGGCTTTGCCAAATTGCTCATACAAGACATTACCAAAGTGGTCGACTTCTTTCCTACATATGAAGATCAGCTCCATGCCATTCAAAGTGGTGTCTCCTATGACAGTACCGAAGCGCTCAAGCGCTTGGAAACCCTCATCGCCCAACACGCCTATGATTTGGCTTACCATATTTACAACATCGCCCCCGTCAGTGAGTACGAATGGCGCATGAGTGACATCCCCGACCTCACGTCGTGGCCTGCGCCAGCGCCTGGGTCAACAACAAATTGACCGCCGCCAGCTTTGCCGCGTACTGCGCGACTCTAGGGTCTACTGGCGGTGCTACTTGCGTTGGCGCGGGTGCAGCTTGCAACTTCTGATAGGCGGCATAGAGCGAGGCATACTGATTGCGCGTATACGCTAGCTCTGTCCCGACATACTCCTCAATGACGGTATTCTTCAGGTGTGCCACGGCGCCCACCGGATTGTGCGGATAGCCCAACACGTGCTTTTTCGTGATTACTTGATCGCCGTCGCCAAGATCAGGATTGGAAGCCTCCAACCGCGGCGCATAGAATTGCGGCTTGTCCGGGTAGTCGTCTGCTTCCCATGCGCCTTTGAGCAACCTCTGATAGACATAGGTAGCAAAGCCCAGCACAAGATCTGCGCCGGGGCTATGCAGCGTCGTTCCCTCGTATACCCAGCCTTGCGGTAAACTCATAATTTTCTCCACTGTCCAGAGTTGATTCGCCCTGAGCAGGTTCGCCCAGGTCGCATCGGATTTGTAGACCAACTGCGCGATAAACGGATCCATCGCCACGAGTCCGCCCGCATCGGCTCCCACAAATACACACACATGCGTCCAATCCTTATAGGCGTCCAGGCTGGTATCAACGTATGGGTCAAGTTCGGTAAAGATGGCCGGTTCGTTCTGCTTGAGCAACATATGCGCCGTCGCTACGGTTGACGCGCTATCGGGCATGTCGATACTGGATAGCGCGAAGCCCATGCTTTTGACGACTTGGACATAGGCCGATGCTGACGTGCCGCCGGTGTAACTCTCACCGTACGCCTTATCTTTCAGCAGGTCAGGATTGATGGTGCTATCCCACTGGGATTTGCCCTCCAACCACAGCATGACCGCGCCGATGGAGGCGGGTACACACAAATACAGAGCGTCTTCTGATACTCTCCCGTCACTTGTGATAGTTGTTCTCTGTGATACCAGAGGGAAGTTAGGCAAAACGGTCATAAGCTAGCCTCCCAAGCCATTTTGTGGTATAATGGAGTTACCAAAAATGGCTTGCACTGGCGATGCGCTAACATCCCAGTGCGTGACGATAAGGAGTGACCCTTACCATGAACGATACTATACCTCATGATGCCCCCTCGAAGCAATGTAAAGGCCCATGTAGGCAATTGCTCCCCGCTACTTTGGATTACTTCCACTCTCATAAAGGACGGCTCGATGGACTCTGCGATCAGTGTAAGCAGTGCAAAAGCGAACAAAGAAAAGCAGAATATCGTCAACCTGAAGAGCGAGCAAAAATCAGGGAAAGACAGAAACGATACCAGGAAGAGAATGCTGCTCGTTTGCATGCTATGAGCAAGCGGTACCGTGATCGGGATGGAGGTATTCCCTACCGAGAATTGCGAAAACAATACCGCAAAGCTACCCCTGAAAAGCAGAAACAGTATGGGAAAACTAAGTATGAGCGACATAAGCAGGCTATACAAAAGCGCGACAAGAAATGGCGGCAAACTGAGGCGGGTAAAGCATACAGACGTGCCTATGTCATTAAGCGACGCGCTATTCAGCGTGAGGCAGAGGGACATTTTATTGCTGCTGATATAAGGCGGCAATATACTAATCAGAAGGGACGGTGCTACTACTGCCAGCAAAAAGCAGGAAAAGACTATGAGATAGATCACGTCATTCCCCTGTCTCGTGGCGGCACAAACTATCCCTCTAATATTGTCATAGCCTGCCGTTCTTGCAACCGCAAGAAAAATGACAAATTTCCTCACGAATGGCCTGACGGCGGTCGGTTGCTGTAACATCGCCACCTCCCTTTACGTGAAAATGAGTATCACCCATGCGACAATCGCCATGATCCCGCCGATAAGCCAGAGCAGCCAGACAAAGCCGCCTGTAGCGCGTCCCCTGTAGCCTGGATAGCCGTAGCCTACGAGACAAATGAGTGCCAGGACGAACATGGTCACGGCATGGGGCTGGACGAGATTAAGTAACGTGTGCATAACTTCCTCCTTTATATGTACTAACAATGAGAGAACAGGTGACGTAACATGTTAGGCTGGTGTATCCGTCTCTCTGCTGGGTTCCGGTTCGATGCGGATACGCAGCGTGCGTTCGCGTCTGTCCCCGTTGTCGATCAGCGTTACGAACTCCCCGTTGATCTCAATCGTGACGCCGCGCTTCTCTTCCAGGCGCTGAATGGCACTCACAACTTGCTTCAATTGTCTGGCCGCCTCTTTCAAGGCGACAATCTGCGCCGCTTGCGCCTCGCCCTGCGCCTGTAGCGCGGCAATGGCCTGCGACTGGGCCGTGCCCGATTGCTGGAAGTAGCCCGCTTTCAGGGCAAAGAAACCGCCAATCACCCCGCACAACGCGAGAAAGGCCAGCAAGAGCGGCGCTGCATCAACGATGTTCACGACGGGTGCATCCTCTCCGCCAGAAGCCGCGCCGCTTCCGCCGCGTCCTTGGCCGCCTCGGTAGACGCGCGCGTGGCGTCCACCAGCGCCTGTGAGAGCTTTTGCCGCTCGCGGGCGGAACTCAGCCAGATGAGAAACACGAGCGCGAAGATGCCCGCCAGGAAGGCGTAAAACACGAGCGTTAAAATGAGTTGTGCCATGCGTCTCTCCTCTCCCGCTAGCTCGCCGCGAGCGCCAGCCACCACACATTGATGTTGACCGAACTGAAGACGGTGAACGTCGTGGTGGTGACCCCTCCGGCGACCACCGTCACGTTCGCTGTACCGGAATTGGCCGTCACCAGGATCGTGCCTGGCGCCGTTGCGACCCCGGCGACATTTTTCAGGCCATGCGTGACGGCGACCCCAGCCGCGGTGGCGTTCACGCTGCCGAAGTTAAAGTCGACCAGCGAATGGCCGGACTTGCTCCACAGCCGCGCCTTGACCGAGGTCACCACCATATTGCCGGACAGGTCGGTCGTGATGTTGTTATCGGCCACGACCGACGTGCTGAATTGGTCGAGGAAACTCTCGATATTGCCCAGAAACGTGGCGTTGATGCCGGGCGGCGTCACATTGTTGGTAAACGGCCCGGTATTGGCATAGTTGACCCAGACCATATGTTCCTCCTTCTAGCCTGGCGCGAGCGTGTCCGACGGCGCCAGTGTGGTTGACGGCGCCAGCGGCACGTTGAGCGACACTCCCAGGTTGATACTATTGGCAATCGTGTTCGGTCGGAACAGGTTACCGAAGAAGTCCGTCCAGCTGGTATCGTAAGGTCCCTGCACGGCATTCACGGTAAACCACAGGTTCACCCCGTCTTGTTGGTCGCTGGCATCGACTTCACTGATGAGCATTTGCGCGCCGGACAAGCCAAGCGGCGCGTAGGTGACGGTGATTAGCTGCCCTAGCGCAAGAGAAGTGTCGCGCGTGGCGAAGGTCAAGAGCGCGCCCTGCGCGCAGTACTGCGTCAACTGTTGGTTGACTTTCGCTAGCCCATCGGAGGCCGTCGCCAGCGTGTTATCCACCAGCACCGCCTCCACAATCCCGCTGGTGCCATCAAGCGCCGCCTGTGCTGCAATGGCCGCCGCATTCCTGTCCGTGAAGACCGCCGGCACCTGCCCGATGTAGACCATGCGCAGCCGGTCGGTACTCACTAAGAGCGCCTGGCTACTGTCCTGGGCAATCACCGGATCGCCCGCCGCCCAATAATACTGGTAGCCCGTCTGGCCTTTGATACCCAGGGTCACCGCCGCCCCGTTCAAGGTGAAGACCGAGGGCACGCCCGAAAGCGCGTAGGAGAAGGTGAAGGCGCGACTCACGCCATCGCCGGGTCGCGTCTCATCGTTGGTGCCCGTCTGCTGCACGCCCCCTACCGCGTACTGCGTGTTGCGGTACTTCGGATTGGCGCGCGTCACGGTTGGCACCACGCCCGAAAGCCGCCCATCGTCAATCAGCGCGCCATCCACGGCAGGCCCCACGACGGATGTATAGGGCACGAACCAGAGCTTTTTGTTCTGATCGATCATCCAGTACCAGGGCACGCCGCTTGAGGACGCCGCCGCGACCAGGGCATCGAGGGCCGCCGCCACCGTGCAGTAGCCAAAGTTAGCAACCGGCACAATCGGCCCCGTCGCCACGCTGCCAAGGGTGACGCCCTCGTAGGACAAAATATTCGTCCACAGGTCGCTGACGATGTAGCCACAGGTCTGATTGCGGTACAGCGCCGACACCACGCGCTTATCCGCCAGGTAATGCTGGTCGGTGGCCGTGAGTGTGGTGAGCAGCATGGGTTGGAAGCCTGGCTGGCTTTGGGCGGGACTGGTGAGATAGCCCGTCCAGGCGGGATTGCCCGTCGCGTCGTAGATCGCGCACTGCTGGTACTGCTGGTAGTGGGCGGCGCCCGCCACGTCGTACACCGTGCAACTGAGTTCGCCGCGCCTCCCGACCGTCGATTTGGCAAGCAGCGACGTTTTGAGCACATTTGCCAGGAAGCCGCCGATGGACATGCTGTACGTGCTGCCAGGCACCGGCACCGAGATGACGCCTGACAGCGCGCCTGCACCTGCCATGCTCCCCGACAGCTGCCGCGCCAGGGGAACAGAGATCGCGCCGGAGAGCCTACCAACTCCGGCCATGGTGACGGCAAGCGCGAGCGCGACGGTGTCCTTGAAGGTTGCCACGGCGCCCGCCCACTGTTCCGACACCGCAATGGCATACGAGCAGTGCGCGGCGCCCGTACTGCTTGCGGCCTCGTGCAGCATCGTCAGCGTGTAGGCGGTACCGCTGGTTTTCACGACTTCCTGATCTTTGGTCCAGCCCGCCGTGATGCTGCTTTCGGTCTGCGCGCCTGAGACGTAGCCAAGCGCCGCTATCCACAATTCCTCGCCCTGCGTCGTGGTGGCGGTGGTGCCCGAATCAATCGTCGTGGCGCCCACGCTAGGTGAGGCGACATTGCCCACCGCCGTTTTGTCCAGGGGACTGGCCGGCCAGCCCAGCGGCGCGCTCCACTCCTGGATAGCCAGCAGCGTCGAGTGCAGCGCCGACAGCGTCCACGTCCACGAGTTGCCGCCCGCGTGGGTGCCGTCAACCAGCAGGAAGTAGATCCCCACCTGAATATCGGCGGCATTGGTGACGGGTATGTTGAGCGCCGCCTGCACCCAACTGGCATCGGGCGGGGTAATCGTGGGCAGCGTCGGGTGGATGCCCGTCTGGATGGCGACCACTAAGAGATTGCCCTGCGTGACGCCTATGGGCAGCGTGATCGCCTGCGAGGTCACCATGCCGGAGGAGGCCACCGTATTCTGCTGCACGCGCGTGATCGTCATACGCCAAAGCCTCCGACCCCATAAAGGATCGCCCGATGGATGTGTGGCATCAACTGGCGTGAGAGGCGCACCCCATCCAGGCTCAGCTCCGGATTGATCGTGATGGTATTGACGATCGTCGGCGCGCGGCCCGCTCCCCCACCGTAGGCAAGACCGCTGTAGTTCGCGGAGGCGGTCACCCCGACCATGAACGGCTTGAGTAAGCCGTTCATGGTCGTCTGTATTTTCGGCATACCGGACAGCATCCCTTGTGCAATTTGCTCGGAGATGCTGGCGCCCTGCAGCGCTAAATCACGCAGCGGCCCAACTTTGGCTGGACTATGCGGCAGGTGGCTACTGATGAAGTTCCCTACCGCATTCATGGCGCCGCCGATGGCCGAGCCGATAGTGTTGAGAATACCCCCTGCGATATTCCAGACGATAGTAGCGCCCGCCGATGCAGCCTGCCCTGCCAGACTTGCCAGTTGCCCCAGCACGGTACCCGCCAGCATCGCCATTGCGGACGCCGCACGTCCGGGTAGCTGCAAAAACTGGCTCATCAGGCCGTTTGCTATGCTAGCGGCGGCGCCAATGGCACGCCCGGCGAGATTTGCGAGCGAGCCGAGCATGGCGCCCGCCATTTGGCCTAAAGCCCCAAGCGTCCGGGCTGGCAGGGTGAGAAACAGGGCGACCATGCCATTGACTAAATCCGGGATGATCGAATGCCCCACGAGGACGTTGTACAGCCACTGGAAAAAGCCCGCAACGCCGGTGACAAAGCCGTGAATCAGTGAGCCGAGCACGGAAAAGGCGCCGCCGAACAGCGAGCCAACCGCCCCAAAGAAGCCACCGAACAAATTCTTGATGCCGGTCAGTATCGTGCCGAGATCGCCCCACAGCTTATCGAATTTTCCGGTGAAGAGATCGTAGAAAAACTGGATCAGCCCGGAGGCGATCTGAACGGCTCCACGAACCATGCTCACCAACTGTCCGGTAAAATTGGCAATGCCAATGAGTGCGGCAGCCAGCCCTTCAACAAGGCCCTTGAGGATACCCACGAACAGCCCTAGCGCGACAATGACCAGGGCGATAAGAATGCCGCCTAATGCCATGAGTGCCGGCTTGAGTGGCACGAGCGCCGCCCACAGTTCCTTGAGGGCAGGTAACATCTGACCGTTCCACACATCCACCATCTGCTTCCACACCGGCGCAAACGTGGACACCAGAAACGAGCCGATTTGTTGCAGGGTGGGCAACACGTTGGCACGCAGGAAGCTCCCGATTTGTTGCATGGCCGGAATGAAGTTCGCCACGACATAGGAGGCCACTTGCTTGAAACCGACCACCAGTTGATCGATGAAGGTCTTGAAACCGGCGTTGGTCTGGTAAAAGTGCATGAAGATGGCAACTAACCCAGCAATGGCCGCGCCGATCAAGAGCACCGGCCACGTCGCGGCAATCACGCCGGCGGCCAGCGACCAGATGGCAGGCACGAGCAAGCCCACGAGCACCGCGCCGATGCCTGCTAAGATGGGCACGAGCACATTGGCGTGCGAAGAGAAATCAGAGAGGTAGCCGACCACGGTAGGCACGATGGAAAGCAGATTGCCCAGCGCCGGTAAGAGCAGCAGACCCAACTGGATGCCCGCCGCCTCCACGACCGCGCGCGTTTTGTCCATGATCACGTTGAAATTGGTTTGTGCGAGCGCCCAACCGGCCACCTCGCCACTGCCTGCTCGCATGGAAGCAGCTATAGCGTTCGCATTGTCCTTGAACGCTTTCATGTGGTCGCCTGTCAAGGCTAAAAAGGCGCCGAGCGAGCGCTGGCCTCCAACCATATCAGAGACGGCCCGGTTGAATGGCACGCTGCCTTCTGGACCTGCCTTCTTCGCTGCATCGTAGATCATTTGCAACGCGCCTGGGAGTGACACCTTCATCTCATCGGCGACCGCCACGGTATCCAGCCCCCACTTTTTCATGGCGGCGCTGGCTTTGGACGTTGGCACTTCTAAGGCTTGCATCATGAAACGCAGGCCGGTCGCCGCACGCGCCGCCGGAATCGCGGCGTTGGTCTGCGTGGACATGGCTGCCGCGAGATCAGCAAAGGAGATGCCCATTGCCTTCGCGACCGGCTCAATCGGCCCCATGGCGGTAGACAGATTTTGCAGCGTGATACGCCCAAGAGACACGGCGGTGATCAGGCCGTTCATGTAGGCGACCGCCCCAAACACCTTCGTGCCGAAATTGGTCATGGTCCCCGACAGCGTGTCGGACACGTCAACCACATTGGCTTGTTCGATCACGGCGCCTTTGGCCGCAGCGGCCAGCGTATCGAAGGCTTTCGCCCCGCGTTGCCCTGATGAAAGTATCTCGTACATCGCCTTGGTGAGCGGCCCCGACAGGACGCCGGTCGCGACACTGACCTTGAGGATACCGGAAGAGAGGGTCGCGAAACTGTCGGTCACATCACCAGCGCCGGTGCGCAGGCGATTGACGGCTTGCTGGAAGTTGGCGGCCATCTCGTCTGTTTTGACGGCCACGGCGATGAGACCCGCCACGAGCAGCCCTGAACCGATAGCAGCCAGTGCGGTGAAACGCGCTTGCGCCTTATCAGCGCTTGCGCCCACCCCCAGCAGTTTTGCCTGAGCGGCTTCCGCACCCAACACGGTGACCTGCCCAACGATTTGGCTTGCAAGAATCATGGCGTGCTCATTTCTTCGGCGGGCGGTCAGCGATGATCTTCTGTGCCTCGCCCTCCGCGCTCATGTAGTCCAGTATCTTGAGCTGCCACGCAAGGCCCTTCTTTGCCATGACCCACGGTGGCACGCCACAATATTTGGCCGCCTGGACAAGCGCGTAGTCCTGTGGGCACTCCCCGTACTTGCCCTCGGTCGCTAGCCAGCGCCTCAACTGTGTCCGTTCAGATGAGGCGCCAGTGCTTCCGGGGTGATACCCCCGACAATCTCGACGAGCAACTGGCCGCGAAACTCGATGGAGAGTTCCGAAAGGCGTTTGGCGTCGAGCGGGAACATGGTCACCCCATCGTTTTCCATGACATCCCACCATTTGATCAGGCGTACGAGTTCCTCGTTGAACGCCTTGAAGCCAGCCGTCACGCTGTCCGCATCATTGCCCGTCGCGCTAAAACTTTGCGCCAGGCCGATGGTTTTCTCGGTGACGCGCCCCGGATAGTATTTGAGATTGACCTTTTCCTCGGTCGTATGCTCCTCGCCCGTCTCAGGGTCCTCTATCGTGATCATGACGGTGAACGATGCGCGGGCGGTATTGGCGGTCAGTTGTCCAATGGTAACGGGCATATGAGTTTTTGCTCCTGTGGTATACTTGCTCCTAAAATAGGAGAGTGATTATGACCGACGACGAATGGGAAAAGCTCCGTGCTGAGAACGAGCGCCCCTTTTTATGGCTCATCGCCCTGCTCCTGTTTCCATTTGCCGCGCTGTTGCTCGGTGCCATCCTCAAATTCTTTGGCCTCCTGCTCTCGTTATAGAAGTGAGAGCCCCGCGTTGGTTGGTGGAACCCCACTACGATGTCAGCTACGCATCATGCGCGCATGATCGCTACCTTGCTCCTTTTACAGCGCGGTCAGTAACGTCTGAATGGTGAACGCGTGGGCCTTGCCCCACGCCGCATCTTCCACAATCGTAAATTCCCACTCCTCGGCAAACACGCCGTCCTTATCCGAGAATGGCGAGGGCTTCGAGACCTTCACGGCCATATCGTGCTGGAAGAGGGCGTACACCTGCGTCTGCGTGATGCCTGCGTTGGCAGGCGTGGTGAGTAGGGTAAAGGTGCCGGTAAGCGGCGTCGTATCGGTCGAAAGGCCCCCGGTCATGGTTACGATGTATGGGCCGCCTGTGGGACCTGTGACGGTACACCCAGTCGCGCCAATCGTAGAAAGCCCTTGCAGCGCGGTCGCAACGGTGGCGGCGGTGGCATTGTAGGCAATGCCAGAGACGGTTTGCCCCTTGTAGATCAAGCTAAACGAACCCGAAGACTGCGTGCCTAAGGTGATGGTTTGGTTATTGTCGATCACCAGGCCCTGACCGGCCACGCGCAGGAACATGGTGGTACCCGCCTGCAGGTAGGTGAGCGGCGTCATGCCGATGGCGTCGGCTTCCAGCAGCAGTTTGATGGTACAGGTCGGGTCGGTATCGACGTGTGAGGCAAAGCCAAGATTG